GTTCTTGTGCTTGTTCCATGGTTAATGTTTTAGGAGGAACAGCAAGACATACTAGTGTATCGAGCCATTGAAAATGTACTGCAATAGCAGTAATAGGCATAAATTCATCATCCGGGGTTGCATATCCACGTTCCGGATCAAAGTCAACTTCAATATCAAAAAATGCTACGTTTAGTTTTGGAGGTTCTTGACCTAGATAGTGTTCTTCAAGAATGCGAAATACAGCATTAATATCGCTTTCGTATAATTTATATCCGCTGTGGATTTTTTGTTCTTTAATAAAATCTTTGAAAGATTTAGTTGATACGCGACTCAATGGTTCGCCGTAAATAGATCGATGTTTACCTTTTGGATCAGGGTAATAGAAAACATATCGGGCAGGATATTCTTGATAAATTCTGCCTTTTTTCGAATCGCGCTCAACGACTTTAACAACGTCGTTATCTCGATCCCAAATAGAATCAACGTACATATTTTTCTCCTTTATGTGATTTTAGGCTCACAAATACCAGCGATGATCATTTATGGCTGATCTACCATATTCTTAAATATTTAGTAATCTAATTAGTGCAACAGTATCGATTGATACTAGCAATATATAATTAGCAACCATACCGGTTGAACGCCTAGTCCAAGCCGCCCAACAAAATATTAAACATTGAATAATAAACAACGGGTATAAAATTAAGAATGGCGGATTAGGTAAAGTCATTCCCATCCATGTAGCACATATAATACTCATTGCCCATGCGGTAATTTCTAAAACAAACCTTAACGGCCATTCTTTAAAATCTTTTTTAGCCCAATTGTAGATATTTGAAATTGTATTAGTAATTTGATCCATTAACCTGCATGTCTGGTTATGAAGTTAGCACGAACTTTTTTTGGACCAAAATAAATTCTAAAAATTTCTTCAGCTTGTTTATAGTCAAATTCCTTGCAGCTAAAAATATCTAAATAAGCAGTTGAATCTGGTTCAACAAAATGAGCACAAATATTGCTTGTGGTAATTAGTTGCATTAAGCTATATCCTGCTTTATCTTCGCCCGGAAGAAGATATTCAATAATTGGTTCACCGTGTGCATTCATATCGATACGCCACACTAGTTCTTTGATAAAATCATAAATTTTGTCTCGGCTTTTAATATTTTCGTTACAACCGGCACAATCTAACATTAAATGATAACCCCAGTAACTCATTTTTATTCCTTTCGAATATTTGCATGACCTGAAATATCAACAATAGTTTCAAGATCGTCAAATTCACGAAACACTTGATCCCATTGATCTTTTAGTGCAATACGAATTGCTTTACGAATAACACTTGGTTTGACATCTAATTCTTTCGCTACAGCAGTAACAGTCTCTTTTAATCCTTCTTGTAAATCGGAGATTTCTTGTAGAACTGTAATTCCTTCAGCAACAATTTGTTTAATTTTAGCTTGTTCCGGCGCACCGAATGATTTGCTCATAGTAAATCCTTAAAATTTAATTATACACTGAAGTGTAATCTAATTGCAACTATTTGAATAAATAAGTGTAGTTCGCGGGACGGCAATCCCCAACTACTCTAACAAGAAAGGACCTTATCAGCATGAATATTTATAAACCTACTTGGTTATACATTAAAAAACATAATAAAACTGGATTAAAATATTTTGGTAAAACAACGACAAGTGATCCCGTAACGTATTTGGGGTCGGGGAAATACTGGAAATTACATTTGAAAAAGCACGGAACTGATGTATCGACAATTTGGTGTTATTTGTATTATGATAAAGATATTTTAATAGAAGAAGCACTTGCATTCTCTAAATCTCACAATATTGTTGATTCTGACGAATGGGCTAATTTGAAACCTGAAACAGGTATCGACGGCGGCGGAATTTTTGGACGAAAAATTTCAAACGAAGCAAAGAGAAAAATTAGTAATGCGAATCGAGGACGTAAAATGTCTGATGAATATTGTAATATGCGGTCTGAGAAACAAAAAGGAAAAACTCCTTGGAATAAAGGAAAAAAAGGCGTGCAAGTAAGCGGAAATAAAGGAAAAAAATTGCCGCCACTAAATCAAGAACATCGAGAAAAAATTTCAAAATCTCTCAAAGGATGCGCTAAGCCTCCTAGGACTGAAGAACATAGTAAAAATATTTCTAAGGCAAAACTTGGTAAAGAGGGGCACCCTCACAATTTTTTAGCAAAAGATAAAATCAGCAAATCTCATTTAGGAAGAAGACGAATGCATAATGATCAATTAGGTATTGCTATCAAAATGGTTCCGGCTGATAAAATTAAAGAATTTTTGTCTAATGGTTGGAAATTTAATAGGATTTTAAAATAATTAAATATCTCTAAACTCAAAAGAATATTATTCGTATGTTACCGTATCACTGTCTCCTAACGCCCATTTAGGATTAGTTTCTACAGTATATTTCTTTGTGCATACTTTAAAATCTGGAAATAATAGTTCTTTTGGATTACTAGCTGCGTCAAAAAATATACATCTATTATTTGGTTGTGCAGCATATTGGCCGTTATCGAGTTGTATAAAATTAAATGATTTATGATCTTCTGGCCACTCGCTATATGTTGTATCTAGAATATTTGTATCTGGGCTAGCATTATCTACTGTAAACAAATAGTCTCCTTGATAGAACTCTTTGTTTTTAGCATAAAACTTACAACTTAAATTCTTCAAGAATGATTTTTGAAGTATTGCAATATCGTAGCTAAAACAATCCCATATCTGTAAAGTATCAAGTGGTAAGAATTTATCTACATCTAAATTTTCGTCTCTACTTACAAATGCATGTAGAGGAAGTTTATCATACAATGCTCCGTAATTGGGCAAATATGCTTCAATTCTAAATGCTTGTCCTCTAATGCTTTTTAGTGTTACCCAAATACAGGGTTCGTATTCTCTGTGACCTTTTTGAAAATCATATAAAAATTCACGGCGAATCCAACAATGTATAGGTGGCAAGTTTGCAATTAAAAAACTCATTGTTTAATAATGTTGTTTAATTTGCCTGTAAGTGTTTCTAGATAAGCATCTTCTTTTTTAATTTTCTCACAATCGTTTACACGTTTTCCTTTGTTCTTACCTGTTCCCGGTTGTGTTCCAACTTTGCGATGTCCGGGCCAACAATTTTTTGGGCCAGCAACACCTTCCCCTACACCCTGTTCTTTACTTTTCTTATAGTTTGGTAAATTTATAGGAGACCATGGACGGTTTTCATCGGAAGCTTTTCTTGCTTCTTTTCTCCATCTTTTATTTTCTTCAGGACCTTCTTTCATGTTTTTAGATGAATCGTGAGATAATCCTAATCCCATACGGTCCTCTTCATGATCAGGTCTGGGTTCATCATGTCCTTGTTCCATATCTGCTACACGATATAAGAAATCTTCAGCAGCACCAAATTGATTACTCTTTAGATATTGTGCTACATACAAAGAACGAATAACATGTCCTATTGCCTTTTCTACAGAACCACCTTTCCAATGATATTTAAATGCGTCAATTAACGCTCGTTTTTGACCTGAATCTAATTCATTTCCGCCTTCCGCCACACCTTCAAATTTTGGTTCCCAATAACGTCCGGGACCGAATTTACCACCTGCCTCTGGGTTAGGATATTTAGAAAACCATTTTCCACTTTTGGTTTGTTTTAATCCCACCATTTGTGCTGTTCTTTCTTGACCAGGGCTAACATTATAAAAATACATACCTTTTGGTGGAGGTGCAGCAGGTCTGTGAGGTTGACGTTCGTGTCCTAATTCAACATCTAATTCTCTACGTTTAAATTCATCTTTCTCACGATCTAATTTACCTTGGAAACTACTGCTAACTTCCGCCACACCTTTTTTACCAATTTTTTGTGCTCTAATCATTCTGGCAAGGCCAAGATATTCGTTCGTTCTAGCATCTTGTGGATATTTCTCTACATGCTGTTCAAGTTTTTTGATCAGAGATGTCAATTGTTCAAATGATCTACGCTGCAAGTCGGCTATCTTATCGTACCGTTCACCACCAATATTTTCGCCTTCCGCCACACCTTGTTCTAC